CCTCGCTATAAGCCTCATCCACACGCTCCTGAATGTGCTCTTCAATTTTCTTAAAAAGTTTCTTCGTCTTCATACTTCAACTATAGCAACTCAAGAATCATTTGTCAAGCACAAACAACCACTATTTAGACATTCCTTGCATGTCGTTTTAGACAATGCCAAATATGTGTATAACCAGCAATTACAGTTGTCTATAGAATGGTTTGTCATCTCTTATTTACCGCCGAGCTTTCTGCCGTCGAACTTACAACTCACTAATTAGTTTAATAGCACGTTCAAGGCCAGGAATCAAATCAGCCTTACCACCCTTTTGAGCCAACATAATCTCTAGCTCAAGCTCACCAATAATTTCATTTACGTCCATTGTCATCCTTAAAATAGTCACTTACTATACTCTTGAAGGTCATATCTTCAAGTTCCTGTTCCATATCTTTAATATGGAAATTCGTTCTAGCAATCTCAGCAATAATAGCTACCTGAGATGTTGCACTCAACTCTACCGCAAACCTATTAAGATCTGCCTTCATAACCTCAACACGTTTACGTTCACGGTCAAGCTCTTCCTGAATTCTATCAGTCATTATTTCTCCTAATGATATACCCTCTACGCACATCTGTCAAGTAGCCACTAGCACCGTATTGCTCCATGTCATCATGAAGATTACCACGCCACTCACCCTCTGGTGCCTCGTCATCATTCCATACTGGGATAATTATATCACCCACAGCAAGATCATCAAACGGATCATTACCCCACCGAAAATGCATCTCAATAACATAGCCATCGATCATCTCTAAATTAAACTTATCTATCTGATGCATTGGCGGCAACTTGATATGATGATAATCTATTTCTTCAATAGTAGGAACTAGATGTGTGTCTATTCTAGTCCACTTCTTAAACTTAGTTAGGTTGTCCTTGCTCTCATGCTCACCTACCCACGCAGAACGGGTAAGCCAAGAAGTATTGATTCTCTCGTAGTCAATCGAATAGTGTGTTCCATCCAGCCATTCACACCAAAAGTGCCCTGGAGGAACTACGCCATTATTAATCATAAGACTATACATTGATTCGTTATAATCAAACTTAGTAGCACCAATACCCATGCCATACAGGTTATAGGTTGGTCTGTGAATATATTTCCCAGCATGAGAAGGTGCTGTAGCCGCTGGGCCAGCATTAAGATCTTGTCTTAATGCAATCTCTAGCTTGTTGAATACCCAGCGATACTTCTTGTCATGCTTGTAAATTTCCCAAGCCTGAAAATCTTCCTCGATCTCACTCATCAATAAACCCTATCTCTTTCTTTAAGATCTTTTTCAAGTTTATTTACACGCTTTCTCAAAACATCCACAGTGGTATCTAAAGACTCTAGCCTAGCCTGTGCACGTTCATAACGATATAAGAGACCACTCTTATACTCGTCAAAACCAAAAACCATAAACCATAACTCTTTATATGGCTTACGAATCATCCTGTTAATCCACTTCATCATTTCTCCACGTTACCGCACAGTCTCCATTACCGCACCACCACTCACCCATACGCCCATAGATTTTTGTATCTCCGCAATTAGGACAAGCCATTTTCTTCAACCAACTTTCTCATCTCTTCAAATGCTGTTTCTCTAATAAACTGCATATTCTCTTTGTGATCTTCCCAGAGGCGTTCTATGACATAGGTAGGAATGTGGTCGCCTTCTTTACGATGTTCTTTTAAATGAACAACCATATCTTCTGTATTATATGCCCTATATCCCATACCGTCCGTATTGTGGGGGCATCCACAGCAGTAAAGAAAACCACCAACGTCTAAATAAACATAGACATCTGCTTCACCAAATCTACAATAAGACATTATGTTCCAAACTTAATAATCTTTTTAAACAATTCTTTACGATATAGCCTGAAACACGCCTCGTGAAAATACACTGGGAAAGTCTGGCTATACTTTGAGCTATAACGTTTCTTCTCTACAAGCTTGCTGTCTTTGTAAATACCTGCCCCACAGTGACGACAATACTGTGCTGGTCCAAGGTTATTCCTCATACATCATCATCTCCAGTTGAATCTCTTCAATAGCCCTAATAGTTTGCTCTTGGTGATACCTAAGAGCGTTGATTCCAGATTGTGTAAGCGTATTCATATGCGTTACAATATCTGCAGTGATTTCATCAGCTTCTTTTTGAAGCCTAGCGATCCATTCTTCGCCTTCTTGTATGCTTCCAATACTCATACATCAATAATACACCCCCAGCAGCATGTTTGTCAACCTTGTTTGACTAAACATTATTAATCTGATAGCCTTAATATAATGAAAGGAGATGCAATGTTTAATATTGATGAATCTAAGGTTCCAGAAGTTAGGCTTATGAAGTCCTGGCTTCTTGCTAACGGTGAAATGAATCATCTCTACCAGGCTGGTAATTGGAGCTTTGAGACAGATGATTTTGATCTAGACTATGCAGAAGAAGCAATTCATGCCTGGGTAGCTTGGTATAACTATATTAAAGCACAAAGTAAATAATATTGTGTATACTATTATTAGTTGTTTAAACAACTTACCAGAAAGGCTTTAAATGATTGAAGGCGAACTTACCGTAGTTGTAAGAAAAGTGTCAGAGGGTGACGGAGTTACCTACTGGCACGGCGAACTCTTGTATAACGATGACAGCGTATCCGAAGTAACAGGACCAGACTTTAACAGTGTGGTTGAATTACTTATGGATTATGCACAGACAGAAGATAATGTCATCGATCAAGAGTGGTTTAGCAATTAATGAAGAAGCCCGCAGACGCAAGACAAAAGATCAGAGATCGTAACAGAGATTACGTAAGGCAGATCAAAGAGTCTAATCCGTGTGTTGACTGTGGGCTGAAATATCACTATTCCCAGATGGACTTTGATCATTTGGGCAACAAGAAACAAACAATAGCAAGACTGGCAAACTCAGAGGCAAGTATTAAAACAATTAAGCAAGAAATGGCTAAGTGTGAACTTGTTTGCTCTAATTGTCATAGATTAAGAACATGGGAGAGATTAAACGGATCATGAGTTTTGAATTTGACGAATCAAAGATACCCGAAGTAAAAATGAGTAAATCAATTCTTACTTCTTTTGATGAACACTATGTTGAATACAACATCGATGGTATCACTTTTGTAGACCCTCAGCATACTGGCAAAGAATATGCAGAAAAAATGATGTATGCGTGGGCAGCATGGCTAAAGAAGCTCAGTAAATAAGCTCAAGCTTGCTGGGCTTGTCAAACTGACCCAAAAAGTCACGATGAACCTGCTTAAAGGTGGCATCAGAAGTAGACAAGAATGGCAAATCAAACTCATTTGTTTTATAATCAAACCTTTTCGGGTATCCAATTCTTGCTGGATGAACCTTTACGTCATCAACAGGCAGCCTATGCCCACCAATCCTATTCATGTTTCCATAAACAGATCTAATCGATCCACCTAGACTTACGGCGAACTCAAAATTTTCTTTATGTATGGTCATCGGAACATGGATTGCATAATCTAGCGGATTCTGCACACCATTCTCTTTCAGCAGCTTAACAGTTTGCTCCAACTGTCGAGCATAGAGTCCAGGTCTGTGCTTTTTAAACTTAATTGCCTTATCATGTAGCGATCCACCGTGATAGACTGGTATGCTTGTTAATGGTTTTATAACATAAAAGTCATCGTTCATTAAGACAAATTTGTCTGGTATTTTATTGCTATTTATGATTGTTTTTAGATTATTTTGAGCATTAAGGTATTTTGTTTGATCTTGCTCTACTGGAATATACTTTCCACGATACCAGTCTGGCTTTCCGCCAACAATCCATATACTATTTACTTTTGTATTAGCATACAAAGACCTAATGGAGTATCTAAGCTCTTCATTAGGTCCGTTTCTACATATATATACAAAATCCATTTGATTATATATTACCACATATTTAATAGGCAAAATGAGAGGTATATATGTATACCCCTCATTTGCGTTAACGCCTCTATGAGGCTCTGAGAGTGTCCATACGGTGTGCTACAAGCTGACCAGACTCAAGTTCAATCACTACGGCTGGATTTTCTTCAGTAGCATTAATGGTTACATCTGTGCCTGGAACATCGTATGATCCGCTACGGATGATTCTTTTAACCTTACCGCTTGCTCTACCACCAGAAGAATTCCAAGAAACTGTCTGTCCAATACGAACGGAGTCTGCTTTAAACAACTCATCTAGGCTTGATGTTTTAGTATAGTCTTTTCCAAAATCTGCAAACAATGCTTTGTTCCTTTCTCTTTCTACAATCTTGCGAGACCAAGAGAATCCTGCGTCTCCGCCCCAAGCGTCCCACATTACACGTCCCTTGGATGGGAAGTCTGGGCCATCATAGAATCCCTTACCTTTTTTATCTACCTCGTGACGAGAAAAGAAAGAATACATTCTTTTAACTACACTAAGAGACATTGATCTACCTGCTACGATGTCTCGTGCTCTACCCCAGCCAACTGGGGTGCCAGCACCCTTGGCCTTGCCGTCCTCTTTCCATTTGATGGCACGACGGGCAGCAGCCTTCATGCCTCCAGTGGGCGAGTATGTCTCAGCCTTGGTCATCATTTCCATTTCGTTTTCTTGCTCCATGGTCATGCTTGATACGTCAACAACCTCAGCATCCTGATACATCATACCAATGCTGTATGGGGTAGGCTCCATTTCGTTTTCTTCTACTTCGAAGATACGAACAGACATTGCTGGATTCTCTGGTGGCATAGACTCTAGAGCATATTCTTCGCCAGGATTACCGAGTGTTCCGCCTTCCCACATGATATGTTCTACTCTACCGAATGCCATGCCGTCTGCGGTTGGCCCCATTACGAAGTCGCCTTCTTTGATTTCCATATCTTCTTTTCCTATTTCTCTACTAATACTATTTCTAGTTTCTACTTCATCTTGAAACTCAGATGTCTCTGGAATTGGCTTAGCGTTAAACCAATCGCCAGTGTTATCATTATAATTAGACTTTTGTCTTACGAATGACCCTGACCAGATAGTGCTAGGCTCTTTGCGTCGCCTACGTTCTTCTTCACTAATTCTGGTCCCAGGCCATGTCTGTGGATTCTTGATCCCAACACCGTTGTCGTTTGCAACAGTATCTTTTTCCTCATACTCCGCACCGTCTAAAGCTGATGATCCAGAAGCTGCTGGAATAAATCCTTCTACCCCAGACTTAAGTCTTTTCTTAGAAGACTCTGACTCGCTCATGTTGATAGCAGTAATTTGATTTTGTGCAGCTGCAGCAGTATCGTGGCATCCCATAACGGTGCCATCATCATCTTTAACTACGGGATATCCAGAACACCCGTATGATCCTTTTTCTCCAACATGATAAGGCATATTAATATTCTATCACAATAATAGAGATCCCCTACAGGGAAATCCCAAGCACGAGGCCACGGGTCAAACAAAATGGGTAACTAATCCATCCTAAGATCCTGTAGGGGATCACTTATATTATACTACTTTTTAGTTGTAGTTGCTCTACTAGTTGTAGATGTTGCTCTTGTTTTCTTTTTTACCCAGAATTTACCAGATGTAATGTTAACAAGATATCTAATTCCAATGGCGACACCGAAGATAACTGCTACCGTCAAAATTACCGACAGCCCAACCGATGCTACCCACTCAAGAATTATCCATGGACTCATTTTTTTCTCCTTTTTGTTTGGGCAGTTTTAAGACATGCCCAGGTCAGCATAACTATTTAATTGTAATTTGTTTTGGTTTCTTCTCTTCTGGGATCTCTCTTCGGATGCTAATGTAAAGCAATCCATTATTAATCTCAGCAGAGACTACTTCCATGTATTCACCAAGAGCAAACGTGCGAGTAAACTTCCTCATAGCGATGCCCTTGTGAAGATATTCAATGTCATCTGTGTCATCTGAAACAGCCTCACCAGTTACGGTCAGAGTGTTATTCTCCACAGAGATATCAATCTCTTGCTTAGCGAAACCAGCTACCGCCAAAGTTAGCGTGTAGTTGTCGTCATCAATCCTTACCAGATTGTATGGAGGATATGACTGCTTTGCAGCTACCTCAGATGCGTGACGGAATCGATCTAATTCTCGATCAATACCAATAAAGAAAGGATCTTTAAATAGATCCAGCATTGTACTTACCATATTTTTCTCCTTTTCAGCGAGTATTTTACTTATTACCTCCCTATCAGGCGAGGTAATTCTATTTTAGCAGACGATGAGAAGTCTGTGCAAGTTCTTCATCAGTCCATATGCCAGCCCTAGAGGCACCGCCATATGATTTTGCCATACCAATATCAATAAGATGTTGATTAAAACTATCCCTATACCCAGACAAGAAAACTTCTACAAGATATCTTCCATACTTGTCTGCCTTTTCGGTCTGAATAGTAATCTCTTTACCCTCAAGACTATCCTTGACATATTGCTTTACGACTTTGCCATATTCAAACCATTTTTCTGGGGTATCAATACCAACCAGACGCACACGAATATTGTGCCAGATATTAAAGCCGAGGTCAATAGAAAGATCTACAGTATCTCCATCAACTACATTTTCTACACGTGCTTTATAAGTAAACATTAAATAATTATAGCATTAGTCTTCTGGTAAATGCTTCATAGCTGAAGAAATTATCTCCATTGCTCGCTTACGATCTTCAGCCTTAATCTTGCTGCTTTTAAGGATTTCAAGAGCACCCTCAAGAGCCTTCAGTGCCTCCTGAACATCCTCAATATACTTAAACGCCCATTCCCTGGACTGAGAAATAAACTTGACGAATCCCTCTGTCTGCTCAATCTTCTTGTTGTCCCTCTTAGCTACCTCTTCGGCAAGCTTGCTTCTAAACAGGTCCCTATCAATCTGTGCCTGCAAAAGAAGATTAGACACATGCCTATACTTAATATTTAAACTAATAAAAGCATACAACAGTGAAAAAAAGAACAAACTAATAAAAACATAAACTATAACTTCCATATACTATACGCTCTCTTTCACATGCGTTACCCAAAAGTATTGGCAACGATCGCAGCAAGGCTTATTGTTCTTGCTGCTAACAGCTTTATAAAATTGTGGATAAGCTTCTGGCTGCTTCTTATAAAGATTAGCTTTATGCGTAGTGGTTATACGCTTCATAATCTTCTTATCCAACATCCACTCTGGTCTCCCCATACCCCAGGACAGGCCGTGGGTGTGTCGTAATCTGTACAGATTTTCAGAGTTCTTGTCTGTCTTGATGCCCCTACTCTGAGCCTCTAAGATCATAATATTAACATAGTCCCATAACGCAAACTCGTGATTTCTCCACATCTTAACAGCTGGATGATTACGCCAACCAGCAGTAGGAGACGGATTAGAAAGCACATTAAGAACCTGGTAGCATTCCAGTATCTGCTTGTTTAGCCTTTTGCTATCCAATACTTCTGCTACACGCTCATAGTCTTTGTATGGTAAAAATGTTTGCATTACTGCTCTGCTCCACCCTCTCGTACAAGTAGTACGATAGCTCCATTATCTTCCAGGGCTTTTTTAACCCTTACCATATATTCTACAGCACGACGCTTGTCTTCGTCAACTAGAGACATAAAACTTTTTTCACTAGCTTTTACTGCAATAAAATGTTCATTATCAATTAACTGAAGAGCAAAACCCTTTGGGCAGTGGTGTGCCAAAGAGTGAAACGCTCTTGCCATTGCATCTGTATACATATCAACCATCCATCGTTAAATTACGCCAGACCTGCTCCCAGTCTTTTTGTGTTTTGTGTGAATTAAACTCTTTCGAGATCTCACCGTTTTCAATATAAATGCCACCCCAGACACCCCACTCTTTCTGAGATACACCAATAGCAAAACACTCTTTCATCACTGGACACCCGCTACAAAGCTTGTCTATAGCTGGTCTTAGCTGTTCATCTTCTTCGTATTTATCAAAAAAGAAATTTGTGTCATATCCGTAGCAGGCAGACTTTGCTTTCCAAGAATGCTTATCCATGCTACCTCATAACTTTAGTTGGAATTTCCCATCCCTTTTCGGTAATTACAAAGCGGCGAACCATGCACCACTTACCATTAATCCTGGCACCGAATTTAGACGTGCGAGCCTTCTCAGAAGGATAAAAGTGAATGACATCCCAGCCATCCCACTTCAACTCTTTGTTTTTCTTTACGATTAGCTCCATTTTATCAATAGATGAAATTAGCATTATCTTCGCTTTCTGTGTAAATTACCTTTTTTATTTCTGTTGACTCTATTACGGCCCGACAGTATTTACATGGCTTGCTGTTTAATGATCTACCCTGCCTATTAACTCTCGCAACATACAGCGTTGCACCACTAACAGCAAATCTTGCATCTTTTATTGCCTCTACCTCTGCGTGTCTAGAACAATGTGTTTTAATATGTTCTGGTGACACCTGCATCGGATGATTCTTATCTTTATTGTATCCCGTTCCAATAACTCTTCCAGACTTTACAACCACAGCCCCATGTCTTTGTCTTGACTGAGACTTTTCTGCAAAGTATTTTGCAACAGCCAGGAACGAAGTCTCTCTCCTACTCAAATCCATTAGTATCTATAGACCTCTACTGCAACATCCTTAGCCCTAGCTGAATTAACAATAGGAGGAATATTTTCTTTTGGAATAGCAAAGTAAGCAAAATAATCAAGGAAATGAAAATTTTCTTTTACCCAGCTAGGTGGAACTTTACGAACCTGAATCCTAATTCCACGACCCTTTAAGCTACGCTCAGAAACATTCGCAAACTCCATAGCCATCTCATTAACTCTTCGAGGCCCAGCAGTATACAAAAAGATCTGCCTATCCTCGTTATCCATCCTAAACATGGCAGTTCCCATGGCGTTTAGAAATACAGAATAGTCATCAAACTTATTACTACCGTGTACAGCAATAATCATTAATCTTCCTCCGCAAGCTTTTCAACAATAAACATTGTTCTCTCTAATTCTACCTGACTCATATTGATTGTGTCAACTTCTGATATCGAATAATTATCGATATTCCCATCCTCATAGTTAGCCATATATAGTTGGTTATCTTTAACCCAATATGCCTTATCCTCTATGATCATAACCTTGACAGAACTTTTATTTAAGAACTTATCAGACTGCCTTTGCTTTTTTTCTTTTTCTATCTCTTTGTATGCAATATCTGACAACAGCTTATACAAATAAGACTGACTTCTTTGCACAACAAACTTCTTAGAAGAACTCTTTTGCTTATTAATAAAATAACTAATCGCAAAAAATGAAAACAAAGTTACCAAAGATCCGAGCAGATACTCCATACTACTCCTCGTCTTTAATCTTCAAAGCATCCATAACAGTATACAAAGTCACTCTCTCTTGAAAAGACAGCTTGCTGACTTCTTCTTTATCAAACGACTTTTCATTTAGAGAAACAATAGGATTATCTAATGTTTTATCCATAGAAATAAATCCCTTTACCCAAAGATCATCCAAGGTCTCTAAAAACATATTGGCAGTATCCTCTCTAATCCCTGGCATGGCTTCAATAATTTCATCAGAAACACGATACAGAAACTCTCCAGTCTCTGCATCAATTGACGAAACCTCGATGAGTCCTTTTAGTATCATCGCATCAATCATTCGATCAACTTCTTTATCAAAGTCCTTGTCGTTTGTCACCCAAAAACTCGCTCTCGTCCATAGTCTCATAAGCAAAATTTTCCATTGCTGCCCTGCCAGAATCAGTGCTCATAATCTTGTTATAATGATGTGAACAAAAGGTAAGCTCTCCAGATACACCAGTTACTTTAACGTAAGCTTGTGCACCACAGGAGTCGCATCTGTCGTGGGCTGTAAGGGTTTTTGCTTTTTGCTTAGTGTCGATCAAAACTAGACCTTTCTGTTGTCTGTGCGATAGAATCCGTTACCGTTGAATGTAACCCCAACAGGCGAGTAGACTCTTTTTAAGATAGAATTACAAGACTCACAAGAGTATGCCTCCTGGGAGTCTGTAATGTTCCTAAAAATAGAAACAGTTGTATTACAGACCCCGCAGGAGTAGTCATACATTGGCATTGCTATGCCTTCTTAGCAGCCTTGCGAACTGGCTTGCTAGCAGCAGCCTTCTTAGCGGCGAGAGCTTCTCTCTTAGCTTCAAGACGAGCTGCTTCACGCTTAGCTGCTCTAACCTCTGGTGTTGGAACAACAACAGAAGTTAGGATTGAAACAATACCAGCAAGCAGAGCAACTCCACCCACCTGTGTCCAATCAACAGACATAGCAGTTAGGAACTGATCAGTTCCAATAATGGCAAGTGCGGCTGCAGCGGCAGACTTAATAGCTGTCTCTCCAGCGGACTTCCAGAATTCAGTATTCATAAGCATATATGAATTTCCTTTCTATTTACTGACTATACGATTGTATCGTAATTAATTCTCAGTGTCAAGTTCCATCTGGATTATTTGTATCGTAACTATCTGTTGGATCTGATTCGCCAAACCTAATTCTTGGATTATGATTCCAAAGCCTGACATCTTCATAGGTAGCTGAAGTGGTATAAGCTGTTACGATTATGGACACCAACGCTACCCCGCCAATGATCATCTCAACGCCTACCTGACTTGTCATGAATACAGTGAAGGCTCCGAAGAGAATCATACCAAAACCTAGAATATAGGCTCCATGAATTAGCCTACGACGATACCTCCAGCTTGGCCCAGTAGCCAAGGCATCAGTATCGGCGTCACGCTGCACCTTACGACGATGTGCCCTAGACTGCATAGCTCTGCTAGCAGAAGAAAACAGTATTCCCCACATTACAGCTTCCTCGCATTCAAAGCTCTTTGAAGGGCACTGATTGTACCCCTACCCCAGAGGCCATCAATTGCTCCGCCATACTCTCTAATATTCTTCAGCAATCTCTGAACTGCCTTACGAGTGTTTGGGCCAGGGATGCCATCAACAGTGGCACCGCAGGATCTCTGAACGGCTTGCCAAGTTAGCTTGCCTGGTCTGCCGTCAATAAGTCCACGGTATCCATATTTTGCTTTAAGAACTGTTTGCCAAGCTGTCCAGGTATGCTTGTCCAGTCTTCCATTTACACTAAGTGTTGGTTGGTCGATCATCAAATCTTCGACAGTAGGTGCTTTCTCTGGTGCCTTATCATTAACGATTAGAGACATAGGATCGAGTGTATCCCCCCAACGCCTACTACGTCTGGCTTCGAAGTGCAAATGTGCACCATTACTAGCACCAGTGTTTCCACTCATATAGATAAACTGCCCAGCACTGACTCTCTCACCAACCTGAAGCTCAGTAGCTTCACGGCCATGGTAATAAACAGTATAGAGATTAGATGCGTGTTTGATGATAACAACATGACCTCCACCTCTTGGCGACCATCCGATGTGATCTACGATTCCATCCTGTGCTGCAAGAACTCTGAATGTTCCACCGAAGTCTGTGCCGTGATGCATTTTATTATACTCACCAGTAATTGGGTGCTTTCTAGGCCCATATGGACTTGTGATCTTACGTCCAGGGGCAGGATTATAAAGCTTCATAATCACTCCTTATTAAGTCTAATTTATTATAGCATGATACAATATTATTATGACTACTCATAATGTATACACTATTTCAAATACTACCCCCACCCAAATTACACCTAATGGGACGCATTCTGGAATGGACATTACGATTCAGAACGTAACACCATCTGGATATATTTATGTCGGTGGATCTGGCGTTACCAGCAGTAACTATGGATATCGAATCATGCCCAATCACGCCATCTCTTTTGAACTCAACGGTCAAGATGATCTTTACCTAGTTGGAGAGAACGCAGACATGAGTGCTGCAGTTATTCAGATTAAGCTTGAAGTAGGACAGTAATGGCTAGGTTTACACAAACAGCATTTAGTGGTTTCGGTGACAACTACACAAACAATTCCTGGGATCTACAAGGTGGGACTACTGGAGTTGGAGCAGTACAACCAACATTTGATGGAGATCCGCTATTCGTTGGAGAATATCTTGTAGTTGACAACCAGCTTTGTCACTTTGATATTGAAGTAGATTTTACCAATATTACTAGTTTTGGAACTGGTCAATATTATATGACTTTACCATTTAATGCTAAGCATGACTATGCTTTAAGTGATGGAAGGCTACATGATGTCAGTGGTGGGGACTTTTATTCTATTACTGGTGAACTTGATGCTGGCACTAATATTTTAATACTATATTCTGTTGGATCTAATGGTAGGGGAGTTGTCTTTGATGACAAAACCCCTATCACATTAGAACAAGCAGATAGGTTTCACATTGCTGGAACATATGAAATTGATTTAAGCAGCTAGCTCATTGATCTTGTCTGGCTGAAATCCAGCCCAAGACTCACCATCTGCTGTCATAACGACTGGGGCAGCACGATAACCCATAGCAATAAGCTTATCTAGTTCTTCGGGGTTAGCGATAATATCAACTGTTTGATATTCCACACCGATCTTGTCCATAAGTCTTTTAGTCATGTCACACTGTACACAATTATCTTTGGTATAAACAGTTGTCATATCGTCTCCTTTTTTAGAATTAATGTATCTATTATACATGCGTTTATTCTTGAATTAGTCCCCAAGACTCAAATGTTGCTGGGAATTTTTCTTTAGAAAGATCTAGAACTGCCCCAGCATATTCCCTGATCTCAGACTGTGCATCATGTGGCAGACGTTGCTCCAAGAATGTCAACACACCCTGCAAAGAAGTAGTCCAACGCCAACGAACATACATAGCATATGCTGGTAGGAACAGACGAGCAATCTCTGGTGCAATGCCAGACTCCATGGCTGCATGATATTGCTTTACACCATTAGTAATTTGAAGATCAAGCTTCATAGAATACTCTTTGCCAAGATCTTCATGGACAGGATGCCCACTACCCTGCTTGCTATTCTCAGGCTTACTACGCCACTGCTTTGGAGAGGGAACATAGAACTCCTCAGACTCAGTAATATACCTACGAGAAGACTCATTCCAACCATTCTGGTCATCAACATGCGTAGAAGACACAGCGTACTTCCACCATTGACGTGCTACAAACAATGGTGCATAAACCTCAAAGGTAATTGCAGCATGTCTAAAAGGTGACGTGTGCTTCTCCCTAATCAAAAAGTTAATTAGTTTCTTATCTTGTTCTTTGATCTCGTCAGACTCTCTGTCATAAGAAACCCTAGCTGCATTCACTACAGACAGATCACTGCCCATAGAATCAACCAGTCTTACATACCCTTTATCTAATACATTAATTTGCATTTTACCCTTTCTGTCCCCTCTGTCGGACTTGAACCGACGACCGACGGATTATGAGTCCGCTGCTCTAACCAGCTGAGCTAAGAGGGGAATGTCCTAGTCAAAATAATACTGTATGTGGCCTTCGCCATCACACTTATTGCACTCTGCATTCCACTCGTCCTGATGAGAATCATAGCATTCACAAGGCAAATAAGCACTAATGTCTACATCATCATAGTAGTCACCATGTGCTACCTCAACAATGTGCCAGCCATGTGTTACCCAGCAGCAGCTAGGTGGATCGCCAAAGAAATGAAAGCCAGCACTTAGCTTAGAGTTCTCACAAGTGTCGTGATCAGTCCACACGTAACGTGGATCTTGCTTCTTCATGAGTTCAAGATTATCTGCAGAATACTCAACGAATTTTACTGGCCTATAGGTTTTTACCCAGTCATTGTATGCTTCTTGGTATTGCTCTACAGTAATCTCACTCATATAAATATTGTACACCCTCAAATTTTATATGTCAAGCTGGAGCAACTGGCCTGTTCAGAAGGGTCATAGAAGCCTCCTGTGGCGTTCTGCCAGCCTTTCGGGTATTACATGGTCTACAACATGCCACCGTATTTAACCAATCAGAAGTTCCACCATTGCACTTAGGAACAACGTGATCAATGGTATTAGCATAGCCATGGCAATAAGCACAGATGTATCCATCACGTTCTAAAACGCCTTTACGAGAGTAGTGAATGATGCGTCTTTGATACTTCCATTTTGGAAAAATATACTTAATTAGTTCAATTGAATGTGGGATAGGATACGGACCAAACCGTCCATCCTCCGATTCTACCTTGATGTAGGCAACACCACGGTATAGCATAGTAATAGCTTTTTTAATTGATACGGCACCTAGGATCTCTGACCCACCACCATTATAAACAATTACAGCTGACATCTCATTCCATTATACTCTCTCTTTGTACCCCTGGTAGGATTCGAACCTACGACACACGGATTAGAAGTCCGATGCTCTGTCCCCTGAGCTACAGAGGCATATTTTATTGCCGAGCCTCCTATCGGATTCGAACCGATGACCCTCGCTTTACAAGAGCGATGCTCTGGCCAACTGAGCTAAGGAGGCAATATTTAATTATAAGCGACCCATACCAGACTTGAACTGGCGACCTCCGCCGTGACAGGGCGGCACTCTGACCAACTGAGCTAATGGGCCATCGCTGGGATGCCTGGACTCGAACCAGGAACCTTAGAGTTAACAGCTCTCTGCTCTGCCAATTGAGCTACACCCCACCACTGTTTAGTTATCGAAATCGTCTTCTAAATATTCTACCAACACTTCATCAAGATTGTCAAATCCTTGATCTTCAATCTTGATAGCTGCAAGGAAAACAATAAAAGCCTCTTCGATAAAGCCTTCTATGATTACATTGTGTTCAGTAATAACACCTTCGCTAATCATAAAAGCCAGTGGCAGACTGATATCGTTATAATCGAAAAAGTCAGCAAGCTTTTCTTCATTACGATATTTAATCCAAAGCTCGCTTAGGATATTGCACTTGTTAGAAAATGTTGTTTCCAATTTTACTCGTTTCTAAACAGTCTTTGGACGAATAAATTTTGTATGCCCTTCCAGAATCCTCCAGAGAATGATGGCTTAACTCTGCCGATAGGAACGCAAGCTTCACCGTTAGTTCTAAGAAGCTGGCTCAAATTAATTGCAAGAATATAGCCAGATCCATTGATTCCGTAGTCATCTCCCCAAGAGTTTCTCCACCTAAAAACCTCATAGGTTTTATTTCTAATTTGCATAGCTGGATCATAACCAGTAATAACTAGGCAGTGACCACCGACCTCTCTACCAGCGACAGAGACTAGGCCGTTGGCTTTAGTGCTATACATGCCACTACGCCATGGCACACCAATAACAACTGGTCCAGTTGTAATTACGGTATCACGAACATCATCAATACCAAAGCACCACCTATAGCTACTGATAAAGCCTTCTTCTTTCATGATCTTTGCACCAGCAAGAACAGAAGTGCCTTCGTAGTCTTCCCCAGGCCATTGATCTATTTTCTGTGCACGTTTATAATAACTTACTGCCAATGAATTTGCATATCCAACATCTGGTTGTTCATCTGGTGCAAATGGAGCAGCTAGCAGATCTCCCATCCAGCCAAACCCAACACAAGCACCCTCTGAACCCTGATCAAGAACAACGCCCTCATCCCACATTACTCTCTTTTTCTTTACTTTGCCTACACCAATAAGACTTCTAATTGGATAATCTGTTGATCTTGGGTCATGGAATGATTTCCAGTCTAATTTTCTATTCTTGTTTTCCATGAAGCTCCTTATCAATAATAATGGCCATAGCAGTCTTTAAAAAAATTTCAGCATATGTTGGATCACACAAATCTTTTTTTAGCTGTTCCCAGTCTGCTTCTTCTTCCATACAAAAAGTATATCAGAAATCCCAGTCGTCATCAGTAGTGCTCTCGTGCTTGCCGATGACATATGATGATCCACTACCGCTGAAGAAGTCGTGATTCTCGTCAGCATTAGGTGACAGTGCTGCCATGATAGCAGGATTAACATTAGTTAGTTCTGCTGGGAACAATGCATCAAAGCCTAGGTTCATTAGTGCTTTATTTGCATTATAGTGCAAGAACTTCTTTACGTCTTCTGTTAGTCCTACCCCGTCATATAGGTCAGCAGTATACTTTGCCTCATTATCAAACAGTTCCATCGTAAGATCATAAGCGTATGTCTTATATCTATCCTTAGCTTCATCAACCAGATTCGCATAACGCTGCTGGAACTTGTAGCCAATGTAGTAACCGTGCACAGCCTCATCACGAATGATAAGACGAATCATGTCAGCGGTATTAGTTAACTTAGATCTTGATGACAAATACATTGGCCAATAGAATCCAGAATAGAATAAGAAAGATTCTAACAATACAGATGCAATCTTTCTTTCCATCTCATTCTTGCCATCGTATCGCTTTAGAATAATCTCTTCCTTCTTTTTAAGATAAGGATTCTCCATGCTCCAACGGAAGATGTCCTCAATTTCATCTGAAGAACAGAGAGTAGAAAAGATATTAGAGTATGACTTAGCGTGAACAGACTCCATAAAAGCAATATTGGTTAGCACTGCTTCTTCATGCTGTGTCTGTGCATCTGGCATTAGCTTGATAGCCCCTACAGTCGCCTGTACGGTGTCAAGCATTGTTAAGCCAGTGAATACACGCTTCGTTAGCTCTTTTTCTTCGTCTGTCATAAGTGACCAAGATTGGATGTCATTAGCTACTGGAACTTTTTCTGGCAACCAGAAGTTGGCTGTGAGCCTGTTCCACACCTCTAGATCAACTGGGTCTTCGATCTTATTCCAGTTAATTGGCTTAATAAATTTTTCCATTAAATATGCATACCTTCCTTGACTCATAGCATACAACTTACGCAGTTGTCCATCTCAGTGCCCTCCAGAGCTTGCTGACGGATACGGATGTAATAAATTGTTTTGATACCTTTCTTCCATGCGTAAATCTGTGCTCTGTTTACGTCACGAGTAGTAGCAGTATCCTTAAAGAATAGCGTTAGAGATAGACCTTGGTCTACGTGCTGTGTTGCAGCAGCATAGACATCAATGATCTTCTCTGGCCCAATCTCATAAGCATCTGTAAAGTATTCCCTATTCTCGTTAGTTAGATATGGTGCTGGGTAGTAGACACGACCTAGCTTACCTTCCTTACGAATCTCAACCTGAGAAGCAATGGGGTGAATAGAGCTTGTACTATTATTGATGTAGCTAATTGATCCAGTAGGTGGAACAGCCTGTAGGTTTTGATTGTACAAGCCATGCTTCATTACTGATCTTTTTAGCTTTTCCCAATCTGCTGCATTAGGAATATCAATGTTGGCATTCTTGAATAGCTTGGCTACCTTCTTGGTTGCTGGCTTCCAATCGCAGCAGGTATACTTCTCAAAGAACTCGCCAGAAGCATACTTTGAATTTTCAAAGTTGTCGAATGGACTGCCAGTTTTCTTAGCCATCTCACTAGAAGCCTTGAGAGCATGGAACAAGATGGTGTAGAAATAAATATTAGTAAAGTCAATAGACTCTTCATCCCCATAGTGCATTCTCTCTTTGCCGAAATAGCCATGTAGGTTCATCTGGCCTAGACCAATAGCACGTGACTTTTTGTTACCCTCAGCAATAGACATTACGGACTCGATGTAGCTAAGGTCAGCAACAGATGTCAAAGCTTTGATAGCAACCTCAACACTCTTGCCAAAGTCTGGCGACTCCATCATCTTAGCAATATTCAATGAGCCAAGATTACAACTAATATCTTTACCAATCTCATCATAAGACAAGTCTGCATTATATGTTGTAGGTGTGTTTACCTGAAGAATCTCAGAACAAAGATTAGACATGTTGATTCTACCCTCGACTGGATTAGCATTGTTTACAGTGTCTTCATATACTACATAAGGATATCCAGACTCAAACTGAAGCTCAGCAATAGTTTGAAACAGATCACGAGCGTTAATCTTCTTCTTACGAATATCAGCATTGTCTACCATCTCCTGATACTTCTCTGCAATAGAAATATCAGACATTGGAACTCCGTATACCCTCTCAATGTCATAAGGCGAGAACAGATACATGTCCTCGTTGGCCTTGGCAAGCTCTAGCGTGATGTCTGGCACAACCACACCAAGGCTTAGTGTCTTGATACGAACCTTTTCGTCTGCGTTCTCACGCTTGGTATCAAGGAACTGCAAGATGTCTGGGTGGTGTGCGTTTAGGTAAACTGCACCAGCACCCTGACGAGCACCTAGCTGGTTAGCGTAGGAGAAGCTGTCTTCTAGCAATTTCATTACGGGTAGCACACCAGAGGACTGGTTCTCAATCTTCTTAATTGGTGCACCAGCTTCACGTAGGTTGGTTAGGTTAAGTGCTACACCACCTCCACGTTTTGACAACTGCAGCGAAGAATTGATGCCTCGTGAGATAGACTCCATATTATCTTCGATACGAAGCAGGAAGCATGAAACAAATTCACCCCTCTGCTTCTTGCCAGAATTCAAGAAGGTTGGTGTAGCAGGCTGGAATCGCCCAGTAATAATCTCTTCTACGAGATCCTGAGCAAGCTTTTTATCTCCATGTGCAAGCATGAGTGCATTCATGCAAACACGGTCTTCAAACCTTTCAAGGTATCGACTTCCATCGAATGTCTTTAGGGCATAGCTTGTGTAAAACTTGTATGCTCCAAGAAACGTTGGGAAGCGGAACCTGTGTGCATAAGCTTGCTTAAACAAAGACTTTATAAAATCAAAGTCGTATTGGTCAAGAACTTCCTGCTCATAGTATTCGCTTTCAATCAAGTAATCAATCTTTTCTTCCAAGCTGTGGAAGAACACAGTATTTTGATTTACGTGGTCTAGGAAATATGCCTTAGCCGCTTCCTTGTCTTTGTCAAACTGAATCTTGCCGTCCTCACCATAGAGATTCAACATTGCGTTTAGCTCATGATAGCTATAATTCGTACTCATAAAGCAGCCTTAACCTTCCTATTATTTTTTCTACATCTTCTGCTGTGCCAAGCAACTCTACTTTGGCAATTAGTGGAACACCAGTCTTTTCGCAGATCATCTCTGCTGCCTTACAATAATGCTCACCAAAATTAGTATTACCAGTTCCAATCACACCACGCAAATATTGTCTATTAGATTTAACATTTAAAAATTCTCTAACAGATTTTGGTATGGCATGACCTTCACTACCCCCACCATAAGTAGGAACAACTAGGACATACTCTTCCTCAATAAGAAAAGGGTTATCCCTATCCCATTTAATGGGCAACCTATTAGCATTTGTGTCAAGCTTCTCAACAAATCTTTTTGTGTTTTCAGATACGTTTGAAAAGTAAACAATACTAATAGGTAAAATCAATTCTACATCCTCTTTACGAATAAAATCAAAACGGAAACTTAAAGGTTGCTTAAAGTTAAAGCATCCCCCAGCTGTCCAAGTATTCTTTTACATCTTCTGGCATGGGTTTATATTGTATCACGTTAGGGGGTAGCTCTTCAAGTCGATCCTTTGGCCTATCACGGAAGCTGTGAATCTCAACCTCTTGATCGGTATTCCTTGGGGTGTGTGATATTGCACCAAACACAGCACCGCATACAGCGTCAGCCAAGTCCTTAGACTTTTTACGAGGGTGGTCTACCCTATTGTTTTTCATAATCTTTAGCTCTGTAAGCTCTTCAAAAAGTAGTTCAATTGCAGGCATTGCCAACCTGTCT